CGGCATACGCGGGGCCGATCCCGTCGATGATCGAGGTCGAGCGGATATGAGCGAGCGAGTAGTGGTCTACACGAACGGAATCGCCGACCTCGCGCGCGGGGCCGTCGGCGTGGCGAAGGCCGCGCTCGGGCGCGACCGCGCCCCAGAGGACGCGATCACCGCGCGATGGGACTCGTGCCTCGCGTGCGAGAAACACGACCGGGGCGTGTGCACCGCCTGCGGATGCTTCGTCGGCGCGAAGATCAGGCTCGCGAGCGCGGCGTGCCCAGAGGCGCGATGGGTGGCCGTGACGGTCGCCGGCGAGGCTCCCGCCGACCCGCCGAAGCGGCGCGGATGCTGCGGCAAGCGCGGCGCATAACATTGTGGATAAGTGGCAACGGTTGCCACCTCCGATAACTCCGCGCGCGTAAGTCCCGCTCCCGTCGATACTTGCGCGAGCCGATAGAATATCTTGGATATCCTATTGACTCGCGGCGAATCGAGCCGATACTAGGTGCGTCGGGAATGGATCCCGACGAAAGGAACCGACCGTGAACCACGCTCTCCTCAACACTTCCGTCCGAGTCGCCTCGACCAAGATCAACGGCGAAACCCGTTGGTTCATCACCATCGGCCGTCCCGGCTTCAACCTGCCGGCCAACAATCGGCTCGGCTACGCGACCGAAGCGGCCGCGATGTCGGCGAGTCTCAAGTGCGAATCCAAGAAGGGAGGCCGCGCGTGAGTAAGTACCTCCCGATCTACGCCTTCCGAGAGTTCGCCGAGCGCGTCAACTTTCAGACCATCGAGCAGATCCGCGAGCCATTCGCGCGCCACACCCGACACCTGTACCTCGACCTCGCCGGCATGGAGCCGCTCGCGTACATCGAGCAGCACGGCGGGATCCTGATCGCGGCTCGTCACACGATCACGGGCGTGGACGAATGGATCGACGCGGCCGACCTCATGCTCGACGCGGCCGAAGCGATCGAGCGCGGCTACCCCGGCGTGACTGGAGGCCGCGCGTGAACGAAACAATCGAAACCGACCGCATCATCGCCCTGCGCGCGCAACTGGTGCGCTTTGAGATCGAGGCACTCGGCGGGAGCCGCGAGGACATGGCGACCGCCGGCGAGGCCGCGAGCGAGGCCGAGCGCGCCCGACTCGTGAGCGTGACCGCCACGGGCGACGAGCAGCGCGCCGCCCTCGCCGAGTGGCGACGCAAGATCCGCGTGGTGACCTCGATCATCGCGCGCCTCGAAGGGAGCCGCGCGTGATCGCCGCCCTCCTCGCCGCCGCGCTCGTCGTGCCGCCTCCCGCCGGCACGGACACCCGCCGAATCCTCGACTCGCTCCGCCAGGTTGAGACTGGCGGCTCGCGCGACCCAGACCGCGCCGTCGGCGACGATGGCCGCGCGCTCGGCGCGTACCAGATCCACCGCGTCTACTGGCTCGATGCCGTCGAGCACGAGCCGAGCCTCAAGGCACGCGGCTACGAGGCTGTCACCGACCGGGCCTACGCCGAGCGCGTCGTGCTCGCGTACCTCTCGCGCTACGCGAGGGACTGGTCGATCGACACCATCGCACGGATCCACAATGGAGGGCCACGGGGCGCAACCGGAACGCGCCGGAGAGCCACGGACGGCTACGCGGCCAAGGCCGCGAAGGAGTACGCGCGATGCGGTACTTGAGCGTGTGCAGCGGCATTGAGGCCGCGAGCGTTGCGTGGCATCACCTCGGGTGGGAGCCAGTCGGCTTCTCGGAGATCGAACCCTTCCCGGCGGCGGTGCTCGCGCATCGCTTCCCCAACATCCCCAACTACGGAGACATGACGAAGCATGAATCGTGGCCCATCACCCGAGGTGCAATCGACCTTCTGGTCGGAGGCACTCCCTGCCAGTCATTCAGCGTCGCCGGCCTCCGGCAAGGACTCGCCGACCCACGAGGAAACCTCATGCTCACCTACCTGGCGATCGCTGATCGCCTGCGCCCGAGATGGCTCGTGTGGGAAAATGTCCCCGGTGTTCTGTCGAGCAACGGAGGACGGGACTTTGGCACCTTCCTCGGGGCGTTGGGCAAACTCCGGTATGGGTTCGCCTACCGAGTGCTTGACGCTCAATACCTGCGAGTGGGGCGATGGCCCCGAGCCGTCCCGCAACGCCGCCGCAGGGTCTTCGTCGTTGGTCGCCTCATTGAGCGAGGTGCTGGAGACTGGGCCGCTCCCGGAGAAGTACTCGCTCTCGCCGAGGGCTTGCAGCGGCATCTTGAGGCGCGCCGAGCGAAGGGGAAAGGCTCTGCCGCCGATGCTGAAGGCGGCGTTGGAGGCGGTTGCTGCGGGACAGTCAGCAGCAAGTGGGCCAAGGGAACCGGAGGGCCGGCAGGGGATGAGTGCTACAACCTGATCGCGCAGCCGACCGCCTACCGATGGCAGAACGACCGAGACGGCTTGCAGCAGGATGATGCCGTCGCCGCGCTTCGAGCTTCGCAGGGCGCGAGCGGATTCCACGAGATGAATCACCCCGTCATCGCGCAGCCCGTGCCGTTCACGAAGGCGAAGCGCGCCCAGTCAACGATCGACGATGAGACATGGGTGGACGGCCAGGTCAACCCGACGCTCTCGCTGTTCGATCAGGGCGATACGAGGGCTACTACGGTGGCGGTGGCGTTCCACCCGACGCAGGATCCCATTAGCAGCACGGACGGATCGACGCATTGCATGGGTACTGGGGGCAGCCGTGGCGATGCGACTATCGCGGTGGCGTTCGCGGAAAACTTCAACGCGATATCACAAACGGATACGGCTCCATCGATGACCACTAGCGGATATAGCACAAGCCAAAACGCAGGTGGTCTCGGGATCGCATCAGCCATGACCGTCCGCCGCCTCACGCCTCGCGAGTGCGAGAGACTTCAAGGTTTCCCGGATGACTGGACGATGATCCCGTACCGTGGGAAATCTCCCGAGCAATGCCCAGACGGGCCACGGTACAAGGCACTCGGGAACTCGATGGCCTGCAATTGCATGGCATGGATCGGCGAGCGTATCGCCGCGTATGAGAATCAGAACCCCTAACCAGAAGGAGCACCACATGACCTACGAGCAACGCGAGAACACCGGAGCACTCTTCCGCAACGACAAGAAGCAACCCGGCGAACGCACGCCGGACTATCGCGGCGACGCGATGGTGAACGGCGTGAAGGTCGAGATCGCCGCATGGATCAAGGAGAGCGCGAGCGGCAAGAAGTTCCTCTCGCTCAAGTTCCAAGAGCCGCGCGAGCGCGATGCCGCACCGAAGGCCGCGCCGATCCCCGAGGCCGACTTCCCATTCTGACTAGGAGAACCACATGACAACGCAATGCGCTCAAGAAGGATGGCCGGCCGTTCACGCGTGGAACCCGACCGCGAAACGTCACCACCTCCCGATGTGGTTCAAGAAGCTCGTGCGGCTCGCTGCAATGAAGCACGGACTTTGGGAAAAATGCACATCCAACTACCTCCATCCACTTTTCGAACTGGAGACGGTTGCCAAGGCGCGGGTGTTCGACCATTGGGGCAGTTGTGTGATCGACGGGAAGCGTGTGATGTTCGCGATGCCATACGGCGAGAGGGACGATGAGGCTAGCCGATTGGCATCGGTGATCGGTTGCCTCGTGACCAACTGCGGAATCGGCTCGTGGCATCCCGGGACTGTTCTCTACATCTTCAGCGAACCAGATCGGAGCACCACATGAACAAGGCAGAACTACTCCGCCAAGCCCTCCGCATCGTCGAGGAGCGCGGCGACTCGTATGGCCCTCCGGCGCGGCACTTCGCGCGCACGGTCGGCGCGATCAACGCCGTGCTCGGGCACAAACTCGCCGCCCCGCTCACGCCGGCGGACTGGGCCACCATGATGATCCTCGACAAACTGGCGCGCGAGCAGCACACGCCGAAGGCCGACAACCCGCTCGACATCGCCGGCTACGCGGCGTGCCTCGCCGAGTGCCGCGAGGAGGGCGACCCGATCGCCGGCGAGGTCGGCGACGAGTGGACGGAGCGCGCGTTCTCGCTGCTCTCCTCGATGGAGTCCCTCGTGCGCGAGGCTCGATCGATCAAGATCGAGGAGGTCGCGCGATGAAAAGCAGCGAACTCC